ATATATTAATGTATTTGTTCTATTTTGCTGTAATGGGTATTGCTCATCTAAATAAGCTCTAGCACCGTTGTCTGTAGCCGTGTTGTTATAACCACCTCTTATTCTTGATTCTTCTATAAAATAATTTAAGTTAGAACTAGCAACACTAGTGTCTCCTCCAGTTGGAGTTACACCTGGCCACCCAAAAGTAGTATTAGAAGTTCCTCCTACTTGTTTTTCACTTTTAACTTTTCTTATTATATATGAATTAAACCAATCAATTTCTATTACTGCACTCATATTTTAATTTTTTAATATTAACCAGCTGGATCCTGTGGAGTTAATGGAGGACTAGGTGTTACACTACTTGCATTAGCACCAGCTGCTATAGCTTCGTTTAAATCAGATATTAATCCACAAGTTGATGTTTCCCAATAAAGCTCTAGTAAAGACTCTCTAGGTTTTACTTCAAACACACTGAGTGAAGGAAGTTTAGTTTGTACTTTGCCTATAACCTCTCCTTTGGGCATAGATAGTATTATAGAAGGTGGATTACTAGCAGCAGCAAAAACACCTTCAGCTTGAACTGGTATTTCTTGAGTTCCATCAGCTTTAAGCTCAGCTATACCAATGTCTGTTAATTTACCATAACCGTTTATAGAAGCTACTGATGTGTTAAAGAAAAACTGTTGCGAATATATACCATCTGTTGTTCCAGGCATTACTTCAGTTGTTCCGCCGACTCTTGGATAAAGCTCAGTATCACTAGTGCCAAACTGAGTTTGCTCAGGTCCAACAGTGTTTAAATCAGCTGGAATTTTATTAACGTTATCTGAAACTAAGCTAGTAACATAGCTACTACCCGCAAATGGGTAAGCTTTACTATTAGTAGAACCGCCATCGTTTGATCTTATAGCAGAAGCAGATGGAATAATAGATACGTTCCCTAAATAAGCATTGTAATAGTCTTCCGCTTGTTGTTTTACTACTACTTTATACGAATACCAACCAAGTTTATTTTCTGTAGTGTGAATTGTAACATTATAAGGAGCAGTAGCTGGCGTGCCAATATCTAAATCACTTATAGTTATCTGTTTATTACTTGTGTCTATAGCGCTTATAACAGATGTTATTGGATCGCCTGCTGTGGGTAAATCTATAACGTCTCCAATTGATATGCCTATTACGCTGTCTAAAGTGTATACACCTGTTGTTGGTGAAGTATTAGCAGTTACTCTTGGTACAATATCATCACCTGATCTATACAAACCTGGGTAACCACTAGCATAGCTAACGCTAGACGGTATAGCATTTCTAAATAAAACTTTTATTGAGTCTCCTTTCCATGTTGCTGGATTGTTTGTTGCTGTATTTGACTTATAAGGATGAAAAACAGTTGATCCATCAAAAACAGTTGTTCCACTATCTTGGCTTTGTTGAAAATCAGTTATAGAAGATAAAATCACATCTGACTGTCTACCATATTTATCTGACAACACTATTCCAATTTGATAACTTCTATTTTGTTTTACAGTGTGAGTAGGGTAAGCAACGCAAGCATTATTGTATATAAGACCTGCGTTAGTAGCTGTAGGATCTACACTGACTACTTTTTCGTCTATTCTAACGTTATAATCTAAGTTTTCAGGAGGCGTATGCTTATCTATAAAATTGCCATAAACAACTCTATTACCTACAGAACTTTGACTTTGAGATCTAACTGGAACTTTGTCAAAAACTCTAGTTACATCCTCTGGTGGCAAGGTTCTAAAAGGTTTTCTAGATTGATACCTGTATATTAAAGTATTTGAAGTATTAGAACTACCATCTTGGTTTTTAGAAAAAACATCACTATCTATAGTCTCTAAAACTTTTATAGCTAAACCGTCAGACTCTTTATAAAGTATATCTACTTCTATAATTTTTAAATCTTCACGAATATTTCTCCAAGTATATGGAGCATCAATATAAAGATCTACAGAGTCTACTGAGTTTTCAAAAAACGGCACAATAGTAGTAGAGTAAATAGGTTCTTCACCTGTTACCCCATCGTTAATTTTACTTCCCCCTGGTGTTTCCTTAATTGTATCAGATATGTATCCATTTTGAAAAGGTATAAAAGTAGGTTGTGTAAATGGAGATATTAAAGAATATTCACCGTCTTCAAACTTAAATCTATAAGCAAATCTTACAAATTTATCTTTTAATAAATCGCCATCACCTGGAAAAGTACTGATGTAATCAGGATTAGGCCAAGCTAAATTAGCAGCAACTACATAAAGACTTGATAAATTATTAGGTATGCCATGAGCACCGCTTAGTTGAATATCGTAAGTATTTACACCAATTCCAGGTACAAAAGCAGCACTTGTTACTGTAGGTAAACTGTCAGGATCAGTGAATCCTGGAGCGTTAAACTGCATGTCAGTACGTGGTAATGAAGTAAGCCCTATCAGCCTAACTTTTGTAGAGGATATATAAATAACAGAACCAAAATTAAAACCAAACATCGAAGGTCTTAAGAATTCATCGCTAGAGTTTTGAGAGCTTTTTTGTATAAACTGAATTGTCCTGCCACCAAAAGTTCCTAAAGTACTTGTGGTGTTAAACTGGTAAGGAGATGTATATTTTGCTGTAAGAACATATATATCAGTTCCTGCAACATTCATACCAGCTCTAATATTGTCTCTAGTCAATACAGTAGTAGTAGTATAAGTTGTTGCAGTACCACTGCAGTTGGCTATTGAAACGTTTCTATAAACTTTTATAGGATCGTGAGGATAATATTTAGCTACTGATATTTGTTCTTCTTTGTTATAATATGTTAAGCTAGATATAGCGTTGTCTATGTTTATTTTTCTAGGTTGGTTTCTGTTGTCTGTCCAAAACAGCAAGTTTTCTATTAAATCTATACCATAAACTGGATGTGTTTTAGAAAAATTTAAGAAATAACCCTCAACTAATTTAGAAGTAGTATTAGTGTTAAAGTCTCTCATTACTATATAGTGTAGACTATCATATGGAGCTACTCCACTTAACTGATCACTAGTAGAATCTACATAGTTAGTTACTATAAAAAAAGCTCTATTGCTTTCATCATCTTTTAAATAACCTATAACTTCTAGGTTAACAGCGCTAGTTGGTAAACCTCCAAGATCCTTATTGCCTAACGCATTTTCTAAAGCACCAACATCATCACCTTCAGATCTACTTATATTAACATTTACAGCATCTCTATACTCTCCGTTACTTAAAAGCCTGTCGTCAAGATCTTTATTCATCTTTGACTTTATAAAAGTGTTTTTAATTTCTGGCATTTTATTTAATGTTTAATCTGCTTAGACTTACCACGCATTACTTGTACTATTTCACCAAGTTTTATATTAGACAATCTTATTTTAGCATTTCTTAGTTTGGCTGATCTTTCTTTTTGGTATCTTTGAACTAAGTATTCTGGCGTGTTAGATTTGCTAGCTAGTATACAATGATTGATATGAGAATATAATGCGTCCTCGGCCATCTTAGGCACCTTAGAATCCATGTCGTAGGCTAAACCGTCTGATATATATTCTAAAACTATTATTTTACCAACTAAATCGCTAGAAAAAGTAAACCTACCAGTCCTTTCGTTAATTTGAAACCATCCGTTCTGCTGAGAAACCTGTGGTTCTAAACCGTATCTTTCACCAAATGTTAGCTTCCACCAATCTCTGCTATATACATCGGTGTTGTCTCTAGTTATATCACCTGTTATATTATTAGCATTTTCTAAATCCCATCTATCCTCTGTTATAGATGTGTTTGCTTGAAGATTTTCTTCATAAGTGTTTTGAGTAGGTATACCATCAGAATCTTGTATTGGCAAAGTAAACGGTGAACTAGTTAAATTGTTTACTGGATATATTATATGCTGTACTCCACCTTGATCCACCCAGGAAGCTCTTACGTAATTAACATAGTCTTGAGGTATAGGAACACCTAAATTATTAGGTATTGTTAACTCTTGAGATTTTATACTTTTTAAAGTGTCATAACTAAACTCTTGTAAACCTCTTTTAGCATGGAAAATAACATCATTTCTACTTATTCTTGGTATTAATTTGTCTATACCTACATAAATAAGCATAAAGTTATTAACTATATTTGTCAAACTTACATATTCATAACTACCATAATTTTCATCTATAGCTTGTTGCTTTAACTGTATGTATAACGATGTGCTAGTATAAGGACCATTTCTAAGTGTTATTACATTGTTTAACGAATCTGAAACATAAGATAAACTTTCCGTTTGAGCAACACCGTTTATGTATATAGTGTAGTTAGAAGCTGAACCTACCTGCGTTCCGGTATTGTTGAAAGCACTAATAACCTTAGTATTAAAAGTACATGTAAAAGTAGGATTTGACACATTAGTAATGTTTGGAAACGTTTGTTGTCCAGAGTAATATTGCGAATTAGTTTCAGTTATTAGTCCCATGTTTTATTATCTTTTAGTGTTAGCTTCATTTGCCGCTTCTAAATTAGAAGCCGATTGAACTATTTGAGGATCTCTTATAACAACTCCAGAGTACTTTAAAATAGCTATTATAACATCTGTTTGTTGGCTACTACTTATTTCAAAATCTTGATTTGGAGAATTTGTAGAGTGTATATACTGGCCTAAAGTACCAGTAGTAAAATTCCAAAATACATCTTTAGGTTT